TTGGAGAGGATCATCAGTATCCTGTCCCGATGTCTATTGCGTACAGTTGCGGGAACTGTGCAGGTGTTGATGAGCGTGTCGCCGTGACTGTACCTGCTGAGGCTTGAAGGGTTGCCACAATCGTGAGCGAACCCGATGCGGCAGCGGTGTAGATCACTTGGCACGATGCGATTGTGTTGGTCAGAGTGGCGATCGTGGACTTAAAAGTCTGGAGAACTGTGCCTGAGATGTTTGTGTCTCTAATGCGGACTGTCAAAGTTCCACCAGAAGTGCCCACGATGACAGGCTCAAAGTATTGGAGCAGATAGTTGCGGCCGTTCACCGCCGTGAAGGTGTAGGTGAGCATGACTTCCTCAGCGGTGATCGTTGAGTCAGTTGTCGTTGAGGTTGCTGGTGCCGCCATCAAGCCTCGGCCGAAGTTATTTTGCTGGGCCGCCGTCAGGACATTGCCCGCAGTAAACAGAGTATTGACTGTCATGATTGCCTTTCTACCAGCCGAGCCGACTGGAGTTTAACACGCCGTTGATGGCATCATCAAGGATAAAATAGTTGTAGTAAGTGAACGGTGACAAGTAGAACTCAATCTCTGTGCGGTCATTAAACCCTCTCACGGTCATCCCTTCGGTGAGGGTGCGTTCAGTGGTCGGCGACCCTCCCGGCACAGTGTAGGCGAGTTCAAGATTGCCGACAGTTTGAAGGAGGCTTTCAAGGTATGTCAGCGAAGTTTGGGCGACATCAAGAACACCGATGGTGAACGACTGTTGCGTCGTGGATGCCATCGAGTTCGCGATCCATCGAGCAGTGTTCAGGCCGTCGGCGGTCGTCGTGTTTAAGGTTGCGACTGTGATGGTTGATTCGCCGAAAGTTGATGCTTGAGAGTTTGTGTGTGTCTGTGTCGCCAACGATTCGGGTGTCACTTGCGCACTGTTCACATAAGTCTCATTGCCGATCGCTTGAATCCGATCAAAAGATTGGTAGCCGATCACTGTCGCCGACGGTGTACGACCGAACGATTGAGTGGTCGCATTCTGAAAGTAGAGAGACTGTAAAGGGAAGTAGGTATGGATTCCGAGAACGGTTTGGAACACGCCTCGGTCACTGGCGACGATCTCGTTGAGTCGTGAAGCCCAATCCCCAGCGTAGGTGAGCGCGCCTCGAATGCTTGAGGTTCCTGCGTTCTGATTGAATTGTCCAGTGTAAAATTGTAGGGCTGCGATCTCGTCGATCTGGAAGTCGTTGGAGATCAGTGCTTGTGTTTCGGCGATCTGTTGCCCAGCGAGAACCCATGCGTCGCCGAGAGTGATTGTCGCCGTGGATGCCGCGCCTGTCGGCGTGTCGTTGTAGTCAATGCCCAACACCCAACCGCGAAAGGTGACCGAGCCTGCGCACCGAATGAACACTCTCTGACGGTAAGCGAGAGAAGCGGCGGCGACTTGCCCGTTGTCGTTCGCCATCGTGATCGTGGCGCGCCCACCTGCGTAGTTGTCAAGGACAGATCGGCGGCCTTGCGTGTAAGTGAAGTACCGCACCGAAGAGGTGAAGTCGTAACTCGCCGCATCCTGATTCTTGAACGACCATGAAAGTTTCGCCATTACATTGTCCGAGTGTTCACCGGGACTGGGCCATTGTTGCGGACATACTTTTGGAGGGCCGTGACGACTGCTTGAGGGTCGGCTCCTTGAACATTGACGGTGATGGTGTTGCCACCGATCGCCGAGTTAGGTGTGATCATCCCGCTGGATGACGGTGTGAAGATCTCAGGCCCGCGCTCGCCCACAAGGTATGAACTCCCGCCACCCATCACTGGGCCACCGTTGGCACGCGCTCCACGGAAGCGCATCTCCTCCACTCCGCCAGATCGAGCGGCAGTCAAACTTGTAAGAATGTTCTGGGCGCGCTGAAGATCGCCTGCATCAACTGCGAACTTTATTGAGTATTCTTCACGACTTGTGAGGTCAAGTGCTTGCGCTAATTCTGCGATCTGCGTTGTCGCCGCCAAGTTCGCCTCATTGAACTTGCGAACCTCTTCTGTCGTTCCACCAAAAGCGTTGATGCCAGCAGTGAAGAGTTCGTCAAGAGCGACACCAATCTTGTCCAACTTTACCGTCACATCAAGTTCGCCGATGAGGTCTGCCCACTCGCCCTGAAGGGTTTCAAGTGCGTCACTTTCATCCTCAATCGCGTTATTTAACTTGATGATCTCTTCGCGACTGTCGGCAAGCCTTAAACTGACATAGCCCGCATAAGCATCACCGAGACGCTTAGCCTCAGCAGCAGTTGCTTTTGCTTGTTCTTCATTGTCGTTAAAGAGTCCAGTAATTTTCCTGATGCCAGTTGCCACGGCTCCTCGAGATAGCGAGTTCCCAAAACCTTCAATAGAAGATGTCCCTTCCTTAAAGTCGTTAGTAACTGCGACAAACGCGTTGCCAGCCTCAACAGTAAAGTCTCCCCAGAGATCGCTAAGATCATCTACTGTTTGTCGATACTCCTTTGCTCTCGCAAGTTCCTCATTAGAGATTATTTGCGCACTAGATACTTCTTCTAATGACTTGCGAAGTTTGTCAGATCCCATTGCAATGACTTCGGCCATGCCTGTCCAACCTTTGCCAAGGAGACGCGAAGCAGTAGCGGCTTTTTCGGCTGGATCTTTAATCTCGTTTAATCGTTTAACAACATTTAAGAAAGTTGCTGCGACATCTGTGGCTCCTGTGCTTGTGCGCGCAATTTCAACTCGAGCATCTGTAAAATACTTTGGCGTTAGCCCGAGTTGCTTATTCATCTTCTCGAAGACACTGCGGACTTGTTCCACCTCATAGCCTGCGAGACTTGCCACTTCAATGAATCGTGAAGCGTTCTCAACGGATAGACCTGTGGCATCGGCAAATTCACCTGATGCCAGCGCAAGGTCTTGAAATGCGCCTACTGCTTTAACTGCGAAGCCTGCGATAGCCGCACCTCCAGCAAGTGCTAACGCTTTTGAGTTCGCCTTAACTGCGTTAAGAGCAGCGTTTGATCCAGCCTTGAACTTACCCATCGCGCCAGTCGCATTACCGACATCGGTCTTAAAGTTAGCGAAGGCCGCCTTGGCCGACTTAAGTCCTTTGTCCGAGAACTCTGTGATGACTGGGATTCTGATTGCCATTAGCGCACCTTCATCAGTTCTTTGTTGGCGGCGTAAACCGCTTGATCCACGGTCTGCTGGAGTTTGTTCTCAATGATTCCGATGGACTGCTCAATGTCCTTCCACATGAAGCGCGACGGGCTGGCCAGACGATCTAACGCTGACGCAAAGTTAGGTCTCTGATACTTGGACTCTCGGCGTGACTTGAGTCCTCCACCTTTGCCTGCCATGTCCACAATGGCGACTGGTGCGCCCTTGGTAATTATGCGAACAAGAGACATTTGCTTCGCGCCTTGGGTACCTGTGCCAAGCGAACTACGAGGAGCGCGCAGATCAACTTTCACGGCGACCTTCTTCACATTGTTCCATCCTGTGCGGCCGTTGTGGTTCATGCCAGAAAGCGGAGCCACCGAAGGAATGCGAGCGTTGATGACATCCACCACGGGCTTCACGATCCCTCGAATGTCCTTGATGACTGCCCGCTTCATCGCAGGCTCAATCTTGCCAAGATCTCGCATCGTCTCGGCGAATCCCTTTGTCTCAAGTGCCATTACTTCTTCTCGTTCTGCTCGACGATGAGACGAATCATCTCATCTATAATTTGCGGCGGTGTTTCCATCAGATCCAACGGGCTGATCCCTGTCCTGACCGCTAACTGTGCGATCAGGTTGGTGGCCCTTCCGACTTTGTGTCCGCTTTTGGGATGAAAGTGATGTCTCCAACTTCATCAAGAAAGATTGGGAAGATCTTTACGACTATCTTCTTGGTGCGCATCGCATCCCACGCGAGCCATGCCAACTGCTTGAACTTCATGTCTTCCAAGAACTTGGACACGGAAGTCTGTGGGTGTTGGTCTTCCCAACGGGATGCGACCCCGTAAGTGACTGGTGCTTCATGGGTTTCGCCGTCAAGCATCTCAATCTTGAGAGTCATTCCAATCATGTCGGGTTCCTTTGTTTATGGGGTGATGTCGCGTGCGAATGTGCCACCAACGAACGATGCCGTGATCATGGACAGTTCGCCGTAGGAGCCGTTGATCGGTGTGAAGGTTGCAAGCATCGCGTTGGTAATCGTGTATTCAGGGTTTGATGCCGACTCGGATGAGCCCGCTGGGGAGATCACCAGAGTGGTGGTTCCTGTGCCCAATGCGGTCGTCAAGATTGCTTCGGTTGATGCCGCACCGTAAGAGGTGTACATTGTCAATTCCACGCTCACCGATTGGAGGCCCTTGACGAACTGGTGGCCCGAGTCGCCGAACGATGTTGATTCAAGCGAATCAAAGCCGACTGTCAAAGTTGCCGACGAAGTGAGCGCGCTGACATCCGTAACGCCGATGAGCACTGTCGGATTGGTCAAATAGACTTGGTTGCTGGTTGCCATGATTGTTTCCTTTGTTTATGGGATGCGCTGAGATGCGATCCGAATTGTGAGGTCGTATGCTGGAAGTTCCGCGGAGCCGATCGTTGCGACAGATGGGGAGCCTGAGACAACTACGATCTCAGAGTTCATGATGTCATCAACAACGCCGAGGATGTATGTCACCGCGTCACTGTTTCCGGGTGGTGCACCGAGGACTCGAAGGTCAATGGTGATGTCTGTGATCTGACTGTTGAAGCAGGTGAAGACTGGGAGTTCAACGAATACTGTGAGAGGTCGCGCATTTCGCGGATCGGTGACTGGTACAAGACCGAGCGCGCTGAGGGATGCCGAGACCGTGTTGATTGTGTTCTGAAGGATGCCCGCCATCTCATGCCACTTGCGCTCTCTTGATGCCAAGGAGCGAGTTGATGCGCCCCATGCTCGCGACTGGTGCGGAGATTGTCATGTCTTGGAATGAGTTGAACGAGTCAATGCTGCCGCGTTCACGGTAAAGCGAAGCGGCCATTAACACTGCGCCAGACTTTACGGCTGCATCTGGAACGGTGACTAGAGAGTCTTTGTAGCCAGCCTGTGACCGACGCTTAAAACACCAAGCATTTGCCGCGTTCACTGATGTGGTCATGAATGCGGTGTCATTGGCCGTCGCGCCGGCGATGCCGAGGAATTCGGTGAGATTCGCCGTAG